GCAAGAGGTAACGATACTGGACTTCCTTTAGTTTCTAGAGATAAATTTCCTGACTATGATGAAAAGCAAATAGATCGTGATATGGCTAAAATGCTTAATCATGTAATGGATGTAGAATATGGAGTAGATCAGGACTTTTCTGTTTTTATGGATGATCTTGTTAGATTTAGAGACCCAAGAGGTCGTACTAAGTATTATGACTCTATTAATGAATTTCGACATGAAATTTTAAGAAGAGGCGAACAAGGTTACGGTTTAATGTCTACTGTTAAATATCATAGACAACGTAATAAAAATTTTAGAACATTAGCTTTTATTGATTCTAGAGGTAGAGTTTATCATAGAGGATTTTTAACACCTACAGGAGGTGAAGTTGTAAGACCTTTTTTAAATTCTGGTAGAGCAATTAATATGACTGAAGAAGCCTTAGACGAGTTAGAAATTCAAATTGGTGCTATGATTGGTCCAGGAACTGAAGCTTTAACACAAGCAGGTAGACGAGAAATATTTAAACGTAATAAAGAACAAATTGTTTCTTTAGGCGAATTAATGCTGTCTAAAACTCAAAGAGATAGAAGACTTAGAGAGTTTTTAGAACACCCTATGATAAGACCATTAGAAGGTCCAGAAGTTCCAAAAATGGCAAGAATGGCTTTAGAATATGCTAGAATTGAAAGACATAAAAAATCAGGAAAAGCTTTAACAACATACAAAACAAAATTAATGATTGAAAATGATGCTAGTTCTTCTGGTGCTCAAATTATAGGGTTATCTACAGGAGATAGGGCAATTTCTGAGGCTAGTAATGTTTTAGCAACTACTCAAAAAAATAGACTTTATGACTTAGTAGCTATGGATACAGTTAACGATCCTGAATTTTTAAAAATACCTGCATTAAGAGATGCTTCTATTACTTGGGAAGACTTAGCTAAAGCAGCCAAGGCTCAAAATATGGTTTCATTTTATGGTGCTGGAGCGGCAACTAAATCTGCTAATGTAGCTAATAAATTTTCTAAAGTTTTAGATAACATGGGTTTTATAACAGTTACAAAAGAAAACTTAAACTCTACATTAAGAATTGTTGATGGGAAAATTAAAATAGCTCAAAGGCAAGGTGCTACAGGTTTAGTATCTGAATTAACTTCTTTTAAAGATGAATTGGTTGAATTAATAAATAAAAGTCAACCTGTAGGAAGAACTTTATTAAAAGAAGCTCAAGATATTCACCCTGATGTTGGTAATTTTGTATTAAAATTAACTAATTCTAGAAAAGGAATTGTTGGTCCAAAAGACTTTTCTGAAATCTCTAGAATTATGAGTAAAAATATGTCACAGAGAGCGCCTATAACAGATAATTTTATTAATTTCTGGAAAAAAGCTTCTGTAACTTACGTCAATGATACTAAAAAGGTAGATATACCTTGGGTAACATTTGATGGAAAAATAATGACGCAACGGTATCGTCCTAAGATACAAGAGCGCATAGAATTCACAGATCCAATAACAGGCAGAAGAATTAAAAATATTTATGAAGCTGCTGCTGAAGATGGAAAACTTTTAGGTAAGGGTTCTATTAATGATGCAAGAATTGGATTAGGAGTGAATGGAAATCACAGCAATGACGCTGCTATCGTACGACAGTTCCATTTATGGGCAAGAAAAAACAGCGTTGAATCTGCTACAATCCACGATGCTTTCTTTACTAATATTGGTGAAGCAAGACGTGCGAAAAACGCTTTAAGAACCATCTATGCAGATGCTCTTGGAGGTGATACTATTAGAAAGACTTTACGTGAAATGCGTAGACAAGGTCTTTCAAGAAAATCTTACAATGAACTTTTAGCTTTAGCTAAAAAACAAGGGTTATTAGACCCTGTAAATAAGATTACAAGAAAAGACATACTAGAGCCTTTATCTGGAAATAAAGACTGGTATGGCATTGGTCCATAGTTATTTGTAATAGCCAATAGGACTTTTAACCGTGTCTGTGACACATTTAACCAAACTCAAGCTGTGCTTGAAAGGAAAAATTATGAGTGAAGAAGAAAATAAAGTTAATGAAAATATAACTGAAACAAATGAAACTGAAACAGTTGAACAAGAACCTGTTCAAGAGGCATCTTCTACAGAAGAACAAGAAAATGATCCAGTTGAACAAGCGATTAATGATAGACTAACAAAAATGAAGTCTAATATGGATCGTATGGTTAAAGAGCGTGACGCTGCCTTACAAAAAGCAGCTGAAGTAGAGCAAGCTCAAAAACAAGCTGAAATTAAAAGGCTTGAAGAAGAAGGTAAACTTACTGAAGCTCTTGAAATGAAACTTGCAGAATCACAAGCTAAGCTAAAAGTATTCGAAGAAGAAAATACAAAACTTAATCGTGACAATGTAGTAAATTCTCAACTTGCGAATTTGGAATTTAGAAATGAACGTAGTCGTCAAATGGCGCAACGTGATATTGTCGAGCAACTTGTTCAAAATGAAGCTGGTCTTTGGTCTCATAAATCAGGTATTACAATTCAAGAATTTATTGAATCTTACTCTAAAAATGAAGATAATTCATTTTTGTTTCGTATAAAGGCTAATAGTGGTGCTGGAAAAACTACTCCTTCTGCCTCGTCAAATACAACTGAGAAAAAATCTGTTTCTCAAATGACACAAGAAGAAGTATTATCTCTTGCTGCTAAAGGTCAATTAGGATCATTCAATTATTAAATAATAATAGTTATCTATAAGGAATTAAAATTATGGCTATTACAAATACAGACTTTCAGAATGTAGCACTAGCTATTTCTGCTTACGCTGATGAAGAATACACAACAGCTAAGAAATTAAACTCAACAGATATTGTTGGAGGTTCTTCTGATATTAGAACTGACGGTGAATCTTTTGTAGGACAAATGCGTTGGTACAAACCATTAAGTCCAACCATTAATGTACCATCACTTTCAAGTGCTACTGATGGAACATATACAGATATTTCAACAGAAATTTCTAACTATGTAAAATCAATGCGTACATTTGGTGCTCAACAAGTCAACTTGCAAGAAGTTATTTCTCGTCAAGATGGTCTTTCTAAAATTGCTCGTGACTTTGCACAAGTACGTGGTGATGACGAAGGTAATGCACTTATGGAATGCCTTAAAGGTGTTGCATCTTCAGAAGCAACTCTTGGTGATGCAGGTGGCTCTGGTAACGGTGGTCTTCTTAACTTTGATACAAACGCTGACACAGCTGCAACAGGTTTCTTTGTTGACATTAACGCTCTTGGTGAGTTTGGTGCAGCAGCTACAGGAACATCTGACGCACGTAAGTTGTTTGACTCAACAGCAACTGGTGCTGCTAGAGGTGAACGTCTCTTTAAATCTATTGGTATGGCGTACAAAGATCATGAACCAGACTTTATGTATCTTGTAACTTCACCAGAAGTTATGGCTGAAATGCGTGCAGCTAACCTTGTTGATGAAACAATGGTAACAGATGGAAATATGGACTTTAGTACTATCTTTGGTGGTAAGTTCCGTCTTGTAATGACTCGCGCAAGTCAACGTGCAACAACTGCAACAGGCGATGCAAACGCACAGTCTACTAAGTGTACATTCGTAATTAAACCTCAAGCTATGGCATATGCACCTATTGCTGCTCCTACACCAGTAGAAGTAGATCGTAATGCAGCGTCATACACTGGTGGTGGATCAACAAATGTATGGTATCGTTATGGATTTGTAATGCATCCACAAGGATATGATTGGGCAGGTGCAACTAACGCTTTTGCAACTAATACAACTCTTGGTGCAGCGGCTTCATGGTCTCGTAAAATGAGCGCACTAAACTTAGGCATTTTGCCTATCTTCCACTCATAAGATTTAGGAGGAGCTAATGGCTTTAGTTCTTAATACAAATAGCTATGTAACTATAGCTGAAGCTGATACTTACTTTGAAACTCGTATTGACGCTAATGAATTTACGTCAGCAAGCGATGATTTAAAAGAAGAAGCTTTGGTTACTGCTACACAGTTAATAGACAACCGAGCATGGATCGGTATTGCAGTTAGCTCTTCTCAGTCTCTGGCGTTTCCTCGAAAACAAGCAACGTACTACGATCCCAGAATGGGTCAGGATATAACGATTGCTGATAACGAGATACCCTCTCAAGTTAAAATAGCAGTTTATGAACAAGCTTTACATTTATTACAAAATGAAGATTTACTTGCTCAAAAGACTCAAACATTTGAAAGCATTTCTGTTGGTAGTATAAGCCTATCTGATAGTAATGGTGATGTTTCTAGAACTTCTATTACACCTTCAATTGTCTTAAAACCCTTAAGACCTCTTATTAGTAGAGGTATGAATAGTAATTCATGGTGGAGGGCTAATTAATGTCACTATCTGCAAAGGTGACTGCTGCTGTTAATAAGGCATTTACGGCTGCAGGTGATTTGGTTCAAAAAGGAACATTAACAAGCAAAAGCGTTTCTACTTATAATTTTGCTGCTAGAGCAACAGTGAGTACTAGTACAACTAAAACAGTTGATGTTATTATACAAACTGCCCAAAAAGTATCTGGTGAAGGATTTATTACTACTGCTATTATGCGGTCAGGAGAAGATCTTTCAGTATATGATACTCTTACCGTAGGAACTAAAATATTTAGTATTATCGATTACAGTGATAACAATTTTATTATTGAAGCTCAATTAAGCAGAGAGGTAAAATAATGTTTGATAATGTATTAGATGATATTGAAGGTGTTTTTGCATCTAGTTCATGGTTAGCTACTAATATAGATATTTATCCTGACAATTATCAAGGATCAATTAATGATGAAACAGAGTTTTGTCGATTAAATGTTATGCCTAGTAACAGTGAAAATTTAGAGTATGGCGGTCTTAAACTCTTATCGGGTTTAATTGCTGTTAAAATTTTTGTTGGTGCTGGTGAAGGACAATCTAGAATAATGGTTATAAGTGATATAATAGATAATGTACTACAAAATAAAAAATTAACGAGAGGAACAGAGCTATTCACATCTTATTTAAATGTGGAAGGGCTTGACCCAACCAATAAAGCACTTTATAGTGCAAGTTACATAATACCATTTAAGATACATGGAGAATAATAAATGGCACATATTACAACCTTAGGTGCAGGTATATTTTCATACCTAGACATCTATACAGGGTCGATTGCTGCATCGGTAGACACTGCGTCTGAATTTGCTGGACTTTTTGTTACAGCAAATGCAAGTGACGTAAAGCGTATGCCTTCTGTGCGTGAATTCCCTTCAATCGGTACACCTGCAAACATTGTTAACGTTCCTGTGTACGGACAAAATACATCATCACAGGTACAAGGTCAATCAGATGCTCCAACATTGGAGATTACTGTAAACTATGTTGCAAATGACATGACTGACTTTCACGCCTTAATAGGTACAGAAGCTGCATTTAGATTTTTAATGTCAGCTTCATCTTGTGGACTTTCAGAAAGCCTTGCAACAGCAACTACAGCTTTAAGCTATGGTAATACAGAATTTTACTTTAAAGGTAAAATTGAGGCTATCTTGGTTAACCCTGCGTTAACTGATGCTACTACTGCGACTGTTACATTGTCAGCACAGTCTGACTTCTTTGGTCCAGCAACATTACCTTAATTATAAGATAATTCAGGGGAGTCCAAAAGGGCTTCCCTTATATATGAG